CGCGCGAGAGGCTTGTCCCAATTAACATTATGCCGCGATACATTGGGAAGCTTTCAAACATCTACCAGACTGGCGTCATTAGGGAAGTCATCGACGGTAGCAAAGAAGATCAAGACTTATTGTCATGGTATGAAAAACAAACCGAAGCAGATCACACGCTCCATGTGGCTAATAAACTATTCAACGCTTGCGGCTCTACTCTAATCCACCCTTACATCAGTGACACCTTGGGACCTAAGTTTCGGGTGATCCCTAACGACAGGTTTGTCGTCTACTCTGACGATCGCGTAAACCCTACAAAGCCAACGATGGTGATTTTAATTGCCGGTAAGGATGAGAACGGTAATGAAATATATTGGACCTACACAAAAGATGAGTTCAGGATTGTAAAGTCTAACGAGACGGTTGACTGGACCGAGATGATGCGCAGGGGTGAAGACGGGCAGAATAGTTTTGGTAGACTACCGTTTGTTTACGTCAACAAGTCGGCGTTAAAGCTTAGCCCTGTGCCAGACACTGATACGCTTGCTATGACTGAGTTTGTTCCTATCGCCTTGTCAGATCTAAACTTAGCAGCGATGTTTGCAGCATTCTCTATCACTCACATCAGTAACGGTTCGATTGAAAATCTAACTTACGCTCCCAATGCCCTTTGGTTTTTGAAATCAGACAACGCAGAGAAAGACGTTCAGATAGGGACTCTCAAACCTGAGGTTGATTATCAGGAAGTATTAAACCTCATACAATCGGAGATGAGCCTATGGCTTGGTTCTAAGGGCATCAAAGCAGCAGCTATTGGTAATGTGACGCAAGATAATTATGCTTCTGGCATATCTAAGATCATTGATGAGTCTGACACGTTTGACGTGAGGCAAGAGCAAACCATTTTCTTCTCAAAGGCTGAACGTGAGCTTTGGGACTTAGTGCTACATACGATGCATCCACTTTGGTCCGTGTCTGGGTCGGTGAAGAATAAACACCAGATAACGGCAGGGGCTTCGACGGTGACTAAGTTTGCCATCGTGCCAGTGGGTACGATGAGAGCTCAATTGATTCAAGAGCAGCGTGACGAATACTCTGCTGGGTTTACAACCAAACGTCGCGCTATTGGCGCTCTCAACCCTCAATTAAACGTTGCTGAGGTTGAAGATTTAATTCGAGAGATTGAAATGGAGAAGGCGGTTAAATCTGAACCTTCTGAACCGCAAGAGGAGCAAGACGATGGCAGCGAAATGGCAGAGGATCAAGATCCAACTTGATGAGCCGATAAAAGACGAAGACGCTCGTGAGGTCTTAGGCGATTTAATTGTCGAGAGGATTGTCGAGCGTACTAGTCAAGGGAAGGATGTCGACGGCAACAGGTTCCCGGCGTACTCTCCGAAATACAAAGAGTCCCTAGACTTCAAAATAGCCGGCAAGGGTAGCACTGTGGACTTGCAATTGTCTGGCGACATGTTGGCCTCACTCAAGGTTTTAAAACACACTAGAAATTGGATTGAAGTCGGGTTTGAAAAAAGAAGCGAAGAGAACGCCCGGGCGGATGGCAACATACGCGGGACGTATGGCACAGACAGCCCGATACCAGGCAAGGCTAGAAACTTTCTAGGTATATCAGACAAAGACCTTCTAAAACTGGTGAAATATGTCAAAAAATCCAACTCTATCGCTTAAAAAGACTCTCTCCAAAATAGAGAAGACTATTAAGGAGTCCATCAACGCCAAGGCTTTGAAGCCTGTGGCAGAGTTTACTATAGGCATTGTCGTTAAAAGAACACGGCTAGGGTATGGAGTTGAGAAAGAGTTGGGTGAAAGATCTAAGTTTACGGCGCTAAGTAAACGTTACGTAGAAGACAGGAAAGTTTTTAAAGGTCTCGCATCTACGACGACAGCTAAGAGAAGTAACTTAACTCGTACTGGCGAAATGCTTGAGAGCATGGAGTACAAGGTGGAGAGGGGTGAGATCACGATCTTCCCTAGTCGAAGAGCTAGGAAAGGTTCTAGCGGGTTGACCAACTATGATTTGGCTGGCTACCACGCCAAAGGAAACTCAAAGTTACCACGTCGCGTTTTTAATAACGTGTCGTCAAAGGAATTCAATCAGATATTAAGATTCTATCGCAAAACGTTTGGGGACTTGCTAAGGTTAAGAGGATTGATATCATAATATTGAGAATCACGGAGGATTCATGACCCTGCCTATCGAGACTCCTGTGGAGTCCAACCCAAACCCAGTGGGTGAAGGTGAAGCAATTAAAAAAGACTATGTTGCCCTTGAAACTCATCGCAAGCTTTTAGACGAGAAGAAGAAAATTCAAGCACGTCTAGAAGAATTCGAAGCCGCTAAGAAACAGCAAGAGGAATTGGACGCTAAGAAGCGTGGCGATTTTGAGGCTATTTTAAAGGCTCGCGAAGAAGAACTACAAAAAGAGCGTGAGAGAAGAAGTCAACTAGAGGCGTCTTTTGTTAGAGCCGAGAAGATCGACGCGGTCATCGATGCTTTAGGTGGTACAATCGATCCAAAGTGGATCAGACTGATTGACGTTTCCAAGGTTGTAATAAACCCAGATACGGGCGAAGTCGACAAGATGACGGTGGCAAACGTTGCCGAGTCTTTAAAGAAAGAATGGCCAGAGATGTTTCGAGTGCCTTCCAAGCTTCCATCCGAAGCGCCGCAAGGTCTTCAAGGCGGGGCTGGTAAGATCTCTCGAAAGGAATGGTCCAAGCTTTCATCTAAAGAAATGTTAAAGTGGAGCCCAGATCAAATAGTAGATTAATAATTTTTTTCACAGGGAGTGAAACATGACAACTACAAATCTAGCTGACGTAGCCGATCAAATCCAAAAATACTGGAGCCCGATCTTCACGAAACAACTTCGTGAAAATCTGTTGCTCGGCTCGTTCGTAGACAAGACCTACGATGGTCAAATCTTGGCACAAGGTGATACCGTTTACGTGTCACAGGTCAATGCACCAACCGGACAACTGTTGACTGTTGGCACTGATGCCGACACTTTTGAATCAGAAGCAGTTTCCACCACTCGCGTTGCTATCCAAGCTAACAAACGCGCCGTTGCTTCTTACGAGTTCCAAGACCTTGTAAGCCTTCAAAGCCAAGTCAGCCAAAACAACCCAGCAGTTATGGACTCGCTGAACTTTGCTATGAACAAGAAAATCAATGACTACTTGTACTCGTTGGTTTCTCCTTCAACTTCGGCTCCTGATCATTCGATCTCTGGTGTAACAGACTTCAACGCTTCCCAATTGGCAGCTTGTCGCCTTTTGGCAGCTCAAGCTAAATGGCCTGAAGATGACAAATGGGTAGCTTTCCTAGACCCTCAATACTATGCCGACCTGATGAACGCGGCGACTATGACTTCTGCCGACTACGTTGGCGCTGATCTCCCTGTAGTTGGAGGCAAAATTCGTCAAAAAAGATACGGCTTTGCAATCGTAGAAGACAATAGCCGTTCTGCTGACTACGGCCTTCTAGCTCACCCTAGCTTCATGCACATGGTTATGCAGACTAGCGCGACAGTAAAGATCTCTGATCTTCACTCACAAAAACGATTTGGTTTGGTGATGTCTGTCGACATCGTCTTCGGCGCTGCTCTTGGTATCAACTCTGGAAGCAAGCACATCAAGGTGTTTAACTCCTAATGATTGAGACTGTTAAAAACATAGGGGCTGTTAAGGAGAGATTTCAGACGATCCGTGGCGACGACGCCATGGATCTCTCTCGTAAACTGAATCATTTGGGTTTTGATTTTTCTTTAAAAGCAGTCTCTATGGATTTAGACAGTCGACCATTTGCGATTATCGAATTAAACTTTGCCGAAACTAAAAAACAACCGCTTAAAAAATTAGGAGCATAACATGGCTAACGTCACCGCTGCCGGCTATAAAACCTTGGGCCAAGGATTTTCTAACGAACTACAATACACAAAACTTGTGTATGATTTCTCGGTAGACGGCGGAGCATCTGCCGATGCTTACCGTCTTGGAATAACAGACGGCAAGATCATGGTTGTCCATTCTCGCGTGCACGTTGAAACTGCTTTCACTTCTGGCGGTTCAGCGACTGTCATCATTGGCGTAGAAGGCGGAGACACTGACGCTTTCCTTGACGCAACTTCTGGTGCTGTTGCTTCGTTGACTGATGACTCTGTACACCAAGAGACTGCTGGCCAAGGCCTAGTCATCGCTGACGGTGCTTACATTTCTGCGGACGTTGGCACTGCCGACTTGACCGCTGGTAAGCTTACGCTTCATCTTTGGTATGTGAACGTAGATTAATTTAGTGTCATCCATTATCCTGGTCGTGTTAACTCACGACTAGGATTTCTTTTAATAGGGGATCATTATGACATTACCAACCAACATCAATGACAGGGAGCAGCAAAAATTTGTTGAGGTTGGTAGTTTGCCAGCCGTCAGAGTTGCTCTTGTTTCTGGTAGCTCCTCCTCAGAAGAGTCGGTCATCACAACTGGCGGTCTCGTTCGAGCCGTTGCAAGCAGCATTGTTCGTCCATCGGACACTACAGCCTATGCATCTGGCGATCTAGTTGCCAACAGCACTACGTCAGGAAGTGTTACACCTTTCAGCTTCTCAACAGCGGCTAGGGTTACAGCTGGATCTTTGATCGTAAGAAAAATACGCTTGAGAAAGACATCGACAGGCATCACAAACGCTCAATTCAGAGTCCATTTGTTCTCGGCTTCACCGACGGTGTCAGTCGGTGACAACGCGGCATTCAACTCCGCCGGTGCTTTGTCGACCACGGGAAGTGCAAACTACCATGGTCAGACTGACATCACCTTGGATTCTGGTTTCAGCGATGGCGCTAACGGTTTCAGCGGTTCATCGTTTTATGACACGCATATCAAGCTTGCTAGCGGGACGACAGTCTACGCATTGCTTGAGGCACGAGCGGCTTACACGCCTACAAGTGGCGAAACCATCACGATGACTCTTGAAGTCATGCAGGATTAAATAGATGAGTTTGAACACTGGTATTAGAAGAGTGCTGTTAAGAAAGAGGGTTTCGTCCTCGTTGCCTGCTAGCATTATAAAATCATTGCAGCAGGTGACGGTGACGATTGGTGATTCTGATACTATCGGAACAACTACGATTACATCTGTCGATAAAACAAAGTCTATTATTTTATGGGGTAATTTAACAACATCATCTACTGTACAGTCCCCAGACGTATCTATGGTTTCCGTTGAAATAACAGATGGGACAACTATAACTGCCGAGCGTGTAACGGCATCTGTATCTACGGTAACAGTGTATCTAACAGTAGTAGAATTTGAGTCGTCAGCTATTACGAGCATTCAGCATCTTGCGACGTCAAAAACGGCATTATCTACCGTACAT